GATGCCGAACTCAAGAAGCCGGGAGTCAGTCTCCGCGATCTCTCGAAGGCAATCAAAGACAACGTCCTAACCACAGAGGAACTCTCGAAGAAGTTCGGCATCCCACTTCGCGACATCAGCCGCGTAACTGAGCGTCTTCGCTGCGGCTCCAGCGTCGCCAAGTCCAGCGTTGGGATCCTCCATCCAGTTGGTCGGAAGCTGCGGCATACGAACAGCGTTCGCAGAGAGCGGCGACTTCGGCAGGTTGGGAATGTTCGGCGTGTTGACGTTCAGTCCGAAGAACTTCCGGATCGCTGTATTGTCGTCGTGCTTGAACAGCACACCCCAACCCGAGCGACCCTTCTCCCACTCCTCGCGAACACCCTTCATCGCGTCCCATATCTTCGTGAACCCGTAAGCAATACCCACGAGCGCAGCGGGAATGACGAGCGACGAGAGCGCAGCAGCGAAGCCAGCGATAACGCCCGAGAGTCCTCCACCCGCGACAGTAGACGCGACTCCGAAGCCGAGCGCCTTCGAGAGCATCCCGAACAGTTCGAGCAGACGACCACCGATCGACAGCACTGGACCCATCGCCGCCGCAGTGCCGAGCAGCGCGAGCACGACTGTCTGAACTGGACCCGGCAGCGCAGCGAACACCTTGATCGCGAACTCGAACAGTGCGATTAGAGGCTTCATCGCTTCGAGGATCTTCAGCAAGTGCGGAACGAGCGCGCCTCCGAGCGTGATGCCAAGGTCATAGATCTTGTTGCGGAACAATTGCAGTTGCGATGCTGCTGTCTTGAGTCGCTCGTTGTATTCGTCAGTGAGCGCGGAGTTCTCCGCGAGCGCATCCGCGCCGAGCTTCATCGAATCCGCCACGAGCTTTCCGGACGATCCGATTCGCAGCATCGTCTGCGTCAGTCGCGCTTCTTTGATGTCCAGTTCTTCAAGCGTCTTGAGCAGCGATCCGCCGTTCTGTTCGACCTTACCGAGTCCCTCCGTGAACGCTGCGAGCGCGCCACCCGCGTTGACCTTCCACATCTGCGCAAACTTGTCCGCGCCCATGCCAGCGATCTCAGCGAACTTTTCGAGCTTCGTCCCTCCCGTCTCCACGTTCTTCGCGATATCGATCATGAGCTTCTGCATCGCCGTGCCCGCCATCTCGGCTTCGAGTCCGAGAGACGAGAGCGCGTTCGCCATGCCCATGACATCGGACGACGTGAGGCCGACTGTCTTTCCTGCGCCCGCGATGCGCAGAGACATTTCGAGAATCTCTGACTCTGTGGACGCTCCGCGATTGCCGAGCGCGACGAGCGACGCGGCGACTTTGTCGATCTCTGATGTCGGCGTGCCCATGATGTTCGCGAAGCGCGCCATCGACGTAGCGGCTTGATCCGCTGTGAGATTCGTTGTCTCTCCAAGCTGGATCATTGTCTCGGTGAACGAGAGCACGTCATCGCGCTTCACGCCCAATTGACCGGCGGCCTCTGCGACTTTGTTGATTTCGTTGACGGAGATCGGCATCTTCAGCGCCATATCGCGGATGCCTTCGGACATCTTCGCGAGCTGCGCCTCAGCCTGTTCTGCGGTGAGTCCTGTATCGTCGAACGTCTTGCGCACGCCAGCGAATGAAGACTCGAAGTCGATCTGAGCCTTCATCGCCGCCGCGCCGAGTGCAACGATCGGGAGCGTAACTCCGATCGTCATCTTGTCGCCAAGCTGCGACATATTCGATCCGATCTTCTGGACCGTCCCGCCGAACGCTTGCATCTTCGCTGACGCTTCCATCAGCTTCGCGGACAGGTTGTCCTGAAGATCGAGGATCGCGAAGATTTTGCCGACGCTCAGCATGGGTTATGTGCCCTTGTCGTGCTCCTGAATGATCTTCTTCTTTGCGACTTGCTTCGCTCCGAATCCGAACATCCTCAACACTTGACCTTGTATCTCCGCAGCGCGACGCTGTTGCGCGGCTTCTGCGTCGATCGGGTCTATGTCGTCCTCGACTTCCGGGAGTTCCATGTTGAACTCCAGAATGCAGTCGATCGCTTTGAACGTGTCAGCGGCAGGGAGCGCAGCGACTTTCGACTTCTTTGCTCCGGCGAGTCCTGCCACCTGTGACGCGAGCAGCGCGATTCTCCAGTCCTCGCGACGCTCGCCCCACGGATCGATTCGTTCGAGCACCTTCCAGCGTTGAAACTCCTCGGCACTCATACGAGCGCGAAGCTCGTCGACCGTGATGCCGAGATGTCCCGCTAGTCGGTGCTGGAGTCGGAGGTCGTAGCCCTCGACTCCGAGGAATCGTTTTTTATTGCATCGTCCTCATCGTCGGACAGCCCGTTGAGTCTCGCCGCTGCGGCGATCACGCGCTCCAATGCCTTCGAGGACTTCGCGCCGAGCTTCGCGATCTGATCCGCGCTGCGCTCCTTGAACAGCAGCTCGCCCTTGCTGTTGCACATCGTCTCCGCTGCGAGCTTCGCGCCGGAGCCTTCGAGGATTTGCTGAACGGTGGCTTTGCGACCGTGACCGACGATCTGACGCAAAGACTGGACATACTTTTCCTTGCGCGCCATCGACATCGAGCGGACGAACACGACGGCTTTCGTCTTCGGATCGGGGGACCATTCCGGAACTTCGACAGGTTCCACCGTCACGTCCGGAGCCGCGATGATCATTGCGGCGGTGAGTTCTACGACGTTGCTTTCGGTCTTCGGCATTCGCTACTCCGTGCCAGTTGCCAGTTATGCAGAAAGACGAGCGACGCGCGGGACGAGAACTGGCGACTCGTTGATCCGCGCGTGCTCGTGCATCGCGCACAGTGCCCTTGAGCGCGCTGCGTCGTTACGGCAGGACGATAACGAGCGGCGACGCCCACGCGATGTTCACGTCGGCTTGCTGCGCTGCGTCCGGAGGAGCGTCCGCAGGTTCGAATCGCTGGACTCGACCCTGTGCCGTTATCGTGATTCCTGATGGGAAAGCGACCTGCCACACGGCGCGGACGTTGCCGTCGAGATCGTCCATGATCGTGTCGTGCGTCGCGTCTTCCGGGAGCCAGTTGATCCGGAAGCTCATGTCCTTCTGACGCATCATGCCGAGCACGAACGATTCCGATCCGTCGTTGTGTGTGGTCGTCTCGATCTTGTTGCGGGACTTGCCCGGAGGCGTGACGCTCGTCAGCTCCGAGACAGTTACGAACGTGGTCGGCGCTGCAACGGTCGCGCGCTTGACAAGAATGCCGGTTGTGCTTACAGCCAGAGACATAGTGGTCCTCTCCTCAAGTTGCGGCCTATCGCTTCGCGCTGATTACTTTACCACCACGGTCGCGAATAGCCTACGGTTCGCGTGCTCGGATTTCGACGTTGAACGCAACACGGTTGCGGCCATTCGGATCCTTCGGGAGTCCGAACGGCTCGGAGACGGGACGCATCGTGATAAAGCGCACACCGTTGAATGTGAAGTCGTGTCCGCTACTCAGGTTGTAAGCAGCCTCAGACATCGCTGCCCCTGTCGCGAACGAGCGCGCGACTGCCATGACTTGGAAGTGAGGCAATCGGAGATGTCCTGCGTTGTGCGTCGGCTCAGGACGCTCGCCGCCCGTTCCCTGCACGACGAGAAAGGGTCCGTCTCCAGTGGGAAGATCCGCGCCAGTGCCGACACTTGTCTGCGCCAGCGTCGCTGCTCCTCCGTTGATGTAATACTCGGCCAGCGATCGATCGACTCTCATAGACCGAGATCCTTCTTCACGTCGAGTCCGACACGGATAGCGAAGTATGGAGCGCTCTCGCTCAGGGGCATCTCGACATACTTGGCTTGTCCGTTCTCGTGATACGCGTCGAGATCTTCGTGGACATACATCGCGTAGGCTTCCGCTGCGCCGCCGAATCCGAGTTCGAGCATCACTCGCGAACCCATGCGCTTTGGCTTCTCCACATAGCCAGAGTTCTTCAGCGTGCCCGTATCGACCGGGACGAGACGCTTCATCTCGCGCATTTCGGTGTTGCCGAACTTGTAGACAGCGCGATCGACGGCGCGTTCTACATCCTTCGCAACAGCGTGGATGCGCGCGATCATCTCGTTCGTTCCGACCAGTTTGAAGCTCGTCTTTGCCATGTTCTAACGTGTTAGAAGTTCAGCGCCCCGCACGACCGACGAAGACTTCGCGGTAGTAGGGCACGCCGTCTCCGTCGAGCAGTCCTCCGCGACGCACGACGTTCGCTGTGGATCCGTCCGGCATGATGAACAGATCCGAGAGTTCGATCGGGACCGCTTCGAGAAACGTGATCTTCGACGTGACGAGCGCGTCGGTCCCTGTTGCGCCGAGGACTTCTTCGCCCATGTCCTCGACGATGCCGCGACGCTCGATCGCGTCCTCGACGGGAGCAACGATCGGACCCTCGACATCTCGACCCGTCGTCATGCGATGACGCACGATCGGCTGTGTGCTTTTGGAGAACTGATCTCCGATCGCAACAGCGCGACGAATGAGGCCGGGAATGTCGAGGGCCATGATCCTAGATCCCTACGACGACGACATCAACGACGAGCGTCGAGCCAGCGCCGTTCGCGATGCGGAGGATATCGGACGCGCCCGCGCCGACAGTCCATCCACCAGCGGAGGGATTGACGACCATCATCTCGCCTCCGACCGGGACAGTGAACGTCGGCGTAGTTCCGCCGAGCGGACCGAGGAACGGATTCGTGCCGAGTCCGATCACGGCGGCGTTGCCTCCGGAGACGTGACGCACGAGCAGCGCTTTGACAGCGGAGAGCACGACCGCATCGCCGAGATCGTTGACGAGCGCTCCGGCCAGATCGATGTCGTCTGTCGCGGACGCGCCGATCGAGCGACGCGATGCGAAGATCTTCGACGCCTGACCTGCTCCGGTTCCGTCCTCGAACTGCAACCCGATGCCGAACGCGAATTTCTGCTCGATCGATCCTCCGTGGGTCATGCCCTTCGAGAGAACTCCGGAGATGCTTGCGGAAACGAGCGCTTTCAAACCCATGTCAGCCTCCTATACGCGAATCAGCGGGACGATGATGCTCGTGCTCGACGAGTCACTGATGGCGAGATGAGAGATCATGTCGAGCACGTAGCGGTCGATCATCTCGCGAACATTGGCACCCTCGAACCATTCGAGTTCGACGGGTCCAGCCTTCAACGACTTGAGTCCTTCCGTCTCTGACGCAGTGTCGGGCATTCCGCCCTCGATGAGTCTCCGCGCAAGTTCCGCAGTCGCATCCTTGATTTCTCTCGGAACGATCGCAGAGTCGAGGTAGTAGAGCGGATGGCGCTCGTCGATCGCGAACTGTCGCGGCCACGAGAGCGCTTGTCCGCGATACGTGCGCTGACCCTTGAAGCTGACGTTCGTGTCTATCAGTCGCGTCGCTGTTGCGAGCGCGCGATTCTTCGTCGGCACTTCTGCGTCCGTCCATGCGTCCGGTGTCATGACGGAATCGTTGTAGGTGTTTGCTTCCGCGATCGTCGCGTAAGTGTTCGCGTCGAGCGCGCCGGGGATCGAATTGAGGACGAGAGGCATAGTTAGGCCGCCTGATCGAGCATCGCCGTGCCGTAAGTGATGACCGTCCGCGCTCCGATGTCCGAGCGACGCACGGAGTAGTGGAACTTGCCCTTGTAGAGATCGAGTGTGTCCTCGCCCACGAGATCAACCTCGATCTCCTGCGTGTTGCTCGCAGCGATTGCGCTGAACACGCCGACGACGCGGATCTCGTTGGCGTCTGACGACTTCTCGAACAGCGCATTCGGTGACGATGGGTCATCCTTGAACGCGAACACGAACTCGAAGCCCGCGACGTTGAGCGGTAGTCCGTCGTCGCCCGTGATGTTGCGGAGCCTGAGCTTCTTGTCTTCTCCGATGAACAGGACGCCAGCGGGTATGTCTTGCTTCACTGCCATCGTCAGGACTCCATGAGGGACGCTTCGAGTTCGATGATCTGCTGAGAGGATCCTACCACCGGAATCTGCGGCTTGGCGCTCCCTTCGTAGGTCGGTCGGAAGTGGAAGCTGCCGTCCGCGTGAACGATGCTCTGGTAACTCCCTTCGAGATAGAAGATGTCCACATCCTCGACGAGCGCGGTCGAGACAGTGACCGTGCCGACGAGCGCGGAGACTTGCAGTCCGGACGGAGACACGAACGCGGATCCGCTGAGCGCAACGGAGCCGACAGCGCTCGACGCCGGAACACCCGAGAGCGACACGAGCGCGAAGCCCGAGACGCTGACGACGCCGACGCTCGACGCCATCGCGACTCCGGTCACGTTCGCTGTTGCGCCGCTGCTCGTCTCTGCGCTGACGCTGCCGACTGCGGACGTGACCGCGAGACCAGTCGCGGAGATGTTCGCCGCTCCGCTCCCGACGCTCGTGCCGACAGCCGTCGAGGACTGGACTCCGGACGCTGAGACGTTCGCCGTGCCAGTCGGCACAGCGCTCCCGACAGAGGCCGTCGCGGAGACTCCGGAGACGTTGACGGACTGCGAGCCTCCTGCTTGAACTGTGACGCTTCCGAGCGTGACGGTGAGTCCTAGCCCGGAGGGAGCCGCGTTCGCCGTTCCTGCCCCGGTTGCTGTCCCTACAGCCGTGCTCGCAGAGACTCCCGTCTGATTCCTGTTGGCGTCTCCGCTCGCGACAGCGGTCCCGACAGCGCTCGACGCGGCGACGCCCGTCTGATTTCGGACAGCGGAAGCGCTGACGCTCACAGTGCCGACTGCTGACGCTGCGCTGACTCCAGTGACGGAAACGACCGCAGTGCCGGACGTTGAGACGGAGCCGAGCGCGCTCGTCGCTCCTACGCCGTTTGGTGCTGTCGAGCTAGCTCCGCTCGCGACGGCTGTGCCGACTGCGCTCGACGCTGAGACGCCGGACGGAGTCGCATTCGCCGCGCCGCCTCCCGTTCCGGAAGCGCTGACAGTCCCGACAGCGCTCGACGCTGCGACGCCCGTCTGATTGCTGACGGCGGAACCCGTGACGCTGACGCTACCGACAGCGCTCGTCGAGACGACGCCAGCGTCGTAATAGCCGGACGTGTGCCAGAGCGGGTCCGTGATGTAGACATCGCTGCTCGCGAGGACATGCGTCATCGTCGAAGCGTCGCCGCTCGTCGTGACGCTTCCGACAGCAGACGACGCAGAGACGCCGGACGGGTTCGCGGTCCCGTTCGTGCTCCCGGTTACGTCCGCAGATAGCGACTTGTCGAACCATGCTGGACCCGCAACCTGCGGATCGAACCACGCATCGCCAATGACGAGTTCGTTGAAGACGGGATCCGGAACTTCGATCGTTGTGGGTAGATCGAGATCTTGAAACAGGATCAGCGGGAATGTGGTCGACGCTGACGTTGCAAAAGTGACGTTGTGAGACTGACCGACTGCGGACGTGAACACCTTGAAGAAGATGTGAATCCGCTGCCCTGATACGTTCGTTACATTCGTCTCTCCGCTATTGACTGAGCTGATATTGACGTTGCCCGAAGACATCGTCCACGAGATACCAGCGCCCTTAATAACGGTCGGTGTTCTCGTGTTCGTGATTGGATTCGATGTGCTGCTATTTGAGAATGCCGAAGCGTCATCGAGATCGAATGCGAACGTGCCTTCGATATCGAACTCTGCGACGCCGAGTGTGCCTGACTCGTTGATGGATGTATTGACAGTGATCGTGCAAGATCCAGAACTGTTCGCGATACACCACGCCATCCAGCCGTCGCGACCTGCGGCCGTTCCGTAGCGCTGCGCGGAGACGTTCCACGTATTGCCGCGCGTGTCCGTGATCGATGTAATCGTGTTCGTCGCGCTCGCGTTGCGCATCGCGAGGAACAGCAGATTGCCAGCGACGACGTTGCTTGGGAATGCGGTAACTGGCGAGGCTGTCGCAGAAAATCCTGATGAAGTTGAGTTACCTGCGTTGATCATGGCAGGTCAGGACTACAACCAGAACGGATCGGGACTCGTTTCGAGTCGAGCACCTACACGAAAACGCACGTTCGTCTGAATGCGCGCGAACAGCGTCCGACCGCGATACTTCTCCAGAGCGAGATCAACGAACGGACGCGCATTCACGCCAAGCTCTGGATCGTTTGTCGCGCCTCCTATCCACAGCAGACCCGCGACTATGACTGACTCGCCATTGCGACGCTCAACAATGCTGATCGTCAGCGTGTTCGCCGTGTCGAGATAGTCGCCGTCGTTCATATCCGCAATGATGCGCGCGAAGCCGACAGCATCCACGGGCACGACAACGTCACCGGACTCCCATGGGTTGCCAGGATTTCGCTGCTGCGTCTGGATCGTCGCGACTGTCGTGATCGCCATTAGAGATTCTGGATCGTGCCTGTCGCTTGCGTGATCGTCCAGACGCCAGCGGTGCCCGGATTGACCGAGACGCCAGCGATGAGAGGATTGACCGTCACGTCGAAGCCAGACGACGCGACATAGCCCACGTGATGCGCGACGTTCGCGAATCCAGTCGCGGAGAGTGCGTGCGCGAGATCGATCGTCGCCGCAACGATGCCCGATCCGCTCAGCGGTCCACGCACGATCGCTTGAATCTCGACGAACGCCGTATCGATCACGCCCGTTTGCGCTGGACCCGTCAACGTGTTGCGCGCCGTGTCTGCTGTCGTTCCGTTCGTGCCGAAGCGCACGCTCCAGATCGGCGTAGCTGTGCCCGCGCCCGTCTTCGTGATCGTGAACTTCCACGTGAGGATTGTTCCGATCGCAAGCGGACGACCCGCAGGAATCGCAATCGCCGATCCCGTGATGTAGGTATCGGCGGCGTTCGCTGTCTGATCCGCTGTCGAGAATGTCGGAGACGGAGGCGACGCGAGATATCCAATCGTGAATCCGTTGCCCTCGCTGTATTCGACACTCTCACCAGCGCGGAGCGTCCACTTCGCGATCTCGAAGACGGTGGAGTTTTGATCGAATGTCAGCGTCACGTCTACGGACAGCGTCGCGTGCTTGTTGCGGATCGTCATCGACTTGATATTGCGCACAGTCGATGCCGCAGGAGCCGCAACTACGTCCGTCGTCGTCGCTGTCGTGATCGCGGTGTTCTGACGACCAGCGGCAGCGACTCCTGCGGAGAAGTCCACGAACGACGCGTGAACGTCCACCGTCGCCGCTGCGCTTGTCACCGCGCGCAGCTTGTCAGTCGTCGCAGCAAGAATCAGCATGGGCTGTCCCTTAGAACTTCGACCACGTGGGCGAGAGTCCCTGATTGTTCGGCACGGTGAATCCGCGCGCTGTCGCTCGCGCTCGCACAGCCGCCGCGATCTTCGTTCCGATCGTTGCCGTGCTGTCCGATACGAGATTCAGATTGACCGTCACGTAATCGTTGTCGCGTGACGAGCCGACGATCGGAACGAGATCCGCGCCAGCGAAGCGCACGAGAAAGCGCACATCGTCCGTGTCTCCAGCAGCCGGGACGATGTCTCCCTCGATGCTGAGGATAATTGCTCTCGCCATGAATGCTCCTATGCGATGCGCACGAGTCCCGTAGCCGCTGCCGCTGCGGGCAGAACGACGGTGAAGTTGCCAGCAGTGCTGACGATGTCCGATCCGAAGTCGAGGACAGCGATCGAGGGATCGGCGGGCGACGTGGGCGTGTCGTTGTAGATCATCGCGCCGCGCGCTGTGATCGTCGCGGAAGTCCACTGCGGATCCGTCGTCCAGTCAAGGATCGCTGTTGATCCGTCGAGCGAGACAGCGCGACCCGCGAGCGTCAGACCGCCAGTTGTGTAGCCGCCGCCATTCGCGACTTCGTTCGTCGCGGTGTAGGCAGTCGTTCCTGCGCCGATCGTGCTCGCTGCGACGTAGAGCGCGATCTTGTAGGCGTCACCTGTCTCGTGAACGCCGTTGATGATGTCTTGCTTGAACTGATTCGTGACTGCGCTCGTGGGCAGACGCAGCGGAGGCAGACCGCGATCGAGCGCTGCCTTCATCCCGAAGCGCCCGATCTCGCTGAGCACCTTCCCGGCATCCTTGCCCTTCGGCAAACGATCGAGAAACTCCTCAACGTGCGGACGCTCGTGAGGTTCGAGCGAGGGATTGAGCATCGTCGTGTAACGCGTGACGTTGCTCTTGGTCTGCGCGATCATCCTCAGGACTTCATCGCGACGCTGATCGTTGCGCTGGAACCACGAAAGCTCCTGCGCAGTAGCGCGACGGACAGACTTTGCCATGACGTGTTCTCCGGATCTGTTGCTGAAAGCGGAAAGGGCCGCGACGCTGTGAAAGCGTGCGGCCCTTTGTTTGTTGAGAGCGCGCGACGCTCCGTTACCCGGCCATGATCGCGCCAGCTTCCGGACGCACGAGCGCGGAACCCCACATCACGTCGTAGGACCAGCGCCACTGCTTGTATTCGCGCGTGAGTTCGAGCCGGAGGATCAGACCCGACTCGTCGTCCACGGTGCTGTCGAAGATCGCCATGCCGCCAGCGCCGTCCGGTGTGCTCTCCGCGAGCGGACGCGTGCCGAACGCGATCGCGTCGCGATGGAACAGGATGTTCTTCACGTGCGCCGCGCGCAGCGTCACGACTTCACCGCCAGCCGTCGCGACGCGCAGACCCTCGGTCAGCGTCACGGACGTATTGCCGACAGCCAGCGTGACCGCCGTATCGACAGCGTAATCCACGTTGCCCGTCAAGCCGCCGTGCGCGATCGTGATCACGTCGCCCGCGAGCAAGCCCGACGCGTTCGTCGCCTTCGCGATCGAGACGACCTTCGCGCCCTTCGCGTTGACGCCGTTGACGGTCGCAGCGCCAGCCGTCAGAGCGACGGTCGCCTGATACGGCACGCCGTTGTCCTGCACCCACAGCGCTCCGAGCTTCCGCCCGATCTCGCCCTCGACGATTCCAGCGGTGTCGCCTCGCCACGCCGCGTCCTGAAACGCGCGCAGATTGATCGCGTTCGCTTCCGCGTCCGCGTCGATGATCGCGAAGCGATTGTCCTTCGGGATGTTGCGCTTGTTGAGGATCTTCCGCGCGTTCGTGTAGGTCGTCAGGTCCGTTGCGAACGGAGTCGTGCCGGGCGTCCCGGCAAAGTTGCCGAAGCCCTTTGCGCGCGTCCACACCTGCGTATTGACGGCTTCCGCGAGCGCCTGAGCAGCGCTCTCCGCAGCCATCGGGATGATTCCCGACTTGACCTTCATGAGATCCGCATCCGTGAGCGTGAACGCGGACTCTTTCCATTGGTCCATGACCAACTGGATGTAAGTCGGCGCGAGCGCTTCGGTGTCCGGAGCGACGTGACCCGGAACCACATCCGTCGCAGTCAGCGCGGACGGAATCGGGATCTGGACGGTGGAGAACTTCTGACCGGGAACGCGATCGAACGAGCGATTGACCAAGCGGGGCAGAATGATGCGCTGACGAAATGCGCGCATCCCAGCGGCAAGTAGCGGCTGGATATACTGCGTGAGGTTGTTGACAGCCATTTACGGACTCCTGTTGAGACTTTGTTCTGAACAGCAGCCCTCGGGGCTGTGACAACCTCACGCATCGGCGTGTGTCGTCGTCGTTGACTTGCTACATGCGCTCGATGACGACCTCGCCCTTGATGACTTGGTCCTCGGTGACGCCCAGCTCGCGATAGTTCACGGGACCGCCGGAAGGAATCTTGATGACTCGCGCGCGTCCGTTGTTGCTGTTGAACGCTGGGAACCCGCTGCCCTGATGCTCTGCGCCGCCGCCTCCGCTGCGCTCGAAGAGATCCGGATCCTTCGTCATGAGTTCGTCGAACCACGCTTCCGGAGTCAGTTCGCGATCAGGATCCTTCGGATCGCGTCGCCCCTGCTTTGCGACCACCTTACCATCACGATACTCGAACGGGTCATTGGCGTCCAGTAGAACGTGGCGAAGCCGCGCGTCTTTCACGCCCTTCGACTTCGCGACGCTTCCGATCGTCTCTCTGAACGCTGACGCCTCGGCGCGCTGCTGTGCCTCTTGCTGCGCTTTCTCCGCTGCTTTGAGCTGCGCTGTCACGGGGGCGAGCGCCGCGTCGATCGCGGACTTCACGAACGAGTCAAGCTCTTCGGCTTTCTTGCCGCCCGTGCGCTTGCCGATCTTGTCCACTTCTTCGAGCGCTTCGCGCGCTTTGACGGGATCGAGATCGCCGAACTTCGTCGAGAAGTCCTCGACCTTGCGCTTGAGTGCCTCGTTCTCGTTGAACAGCGTGCGATTGTTATCGCGGAAGTCTGCGAGCTTCTCTTTGGCGTCGCGCCATTCGCTCTCAGGCTTCATGCCCTCCACGTCGAGGACGTAACGTCCGGCCTCTCCCTGCTTGTATTCCTTCTTGAGATCGGCGGGCAGTCCCTCATACGTCGTCGTGTCGATTGTCGCTTTCAGCATTCGAGAGATCTCCGTCCGCTCAGCGGACATATGCGGACCCGTCGCGGGTCACGGCTCAAAAATTTACACTATTCTCCGACTCCCGCCAACAATTTCTTTCGGCTCTACGCTGACTTTCCCCACGTCGCCGAGATTCCGCATGATGGAATCGCAGAGAAGGAAGATAAGGTTGAATATCGCGACTTGTGTCCCGTGCTCCTTCTGATCGTCCTCGAATCGCTTGACGCTCTCATCGCTAAGCGTCACGCCGTAGCCTTTCTCTCGCTTGATTTCTTCCATCGTCACACCTTCTCGTAAACAAGCCCGACCGCGCATCGACAGCGCGGATGGGCGGGAGGATACATGCTGCCGTTACTGAAGACCGCATCGAATGGGACCGTCTCTCCGTCGAGTGCTTGACAGATCGGACACGTGCGTTCGCTATACGCAGCGATCCACTCTCTCGGTTCTCCACCGACGCGAATAAGTCCGCGCTCGCGAGCTTCCGACCACGCCGCCTGTGTCCCTGCGTTACTCGCGCGGATCGTCTCCGTCCTCGCAATCGTCTCTGCGCGCTCTCGGAGCTTCTTCTCGATATAGCGACCAACGGTCTTGCTCGTGACTTCCTTGGATACGCCGTGCTTGAGTAGCGTCTTCCGCAGATTCAGCGCAGCGCTCGCTTGATTATTCGTCAGCCCGATCATGGGCTTGACGAGCTTCGCGAGATCGCGCGGAGGGATCCCTTCCGCAAGTCCCTTGCGAACGAGATTCGCGATGCCCTTCTGCGTCGCTGTCGAGACATCTCGCACAAGTCGCGCTCTGTGCGTGATCGCCGCTTGCTCCGCGAACGGATTCCGCATGTCGAAGCGAACAGCCACACCGATGTTCTGGATCGTGACTTTACCCGCAGCAACGATCGCCGCGTTCATTGTGCCGAGGAGGGGTTCGAGATGGACGGACAGCTTCGCGTATTTGATCGCGGACTGGACTGCGCCCAGCTCGCCGATCTCGATCGCACGCACAATCTGCGAGGCTGACGCTTCCTTGCGGAGCTTGTCGAGCGCAGAGAGAAACTGTCTCCGCGCGTGACCCTTCAGTCTGTCAGCGATCGGGACGATGTTCGGCGTCGAGATCGGCATGTTCTAACGTGTTGGAACTTGTCAGGATTCCCGCACAGGCCGAGGACGGAGAGCAGCGCGAGCACTCGGATCCGCAGGATCGCCCTCGTCAAGCGGAGGATCATCGGGTTCCTCGCTTTCGATCTCTGTCTGCTCCTGCTCAAACGTGACATCGGGACGTGCCCACTCGCCCCACTGCAAGTTCCAATAGAGCGTCTTCTTCGAGATCGCTCCTGCTTGCCATGCGGCCACGAGCTGCGTCATCTCCTCTGCGGTCAATTGCTCCATCGCTTCCGGATTCAGTTCGACCAGCGCAGCGTCCGCGACGCTTTGATCGAGGCCCATCCAGAAGAGATGCCAGCGCACACATTGCGTGATGTGCTGTCCGAGCGACTGACTCGCGACTCCGATCGCGCTCGCTTCTCCAGCGTGACGCAAGCGAACTGTCTCCGCTGCCTCTGCGTCCGCTTTCTGCGTCTCCAGCATTCGTGCGCCGAGCGTGATCATCAGAAGTCGCTTCTCCTCCTTCAGATCTTTCAGGCTCGCGAGTCCTGCGCCCGAGAACTCAAGCATCTTGGCGTCGGCATCGGGATTCGGAAACACCCACGCGGTTCCCGATCCGATCGGGAGACTCTCGTTGATGTTGCCTTGCGAGTCTCTGTTCAGAACGTGACCCGTCACGACTGGAGTCGGGCACGCCGTAAAGTGTGCGCCGTGCTCCTGATCCGCGCTCGTGCGATAGTGCGAGAGATCGACATCGACGAGATCGAGTAGCGGAGGATGCTCGCAGCCGTCGTCGATGCCGATCGGACTCACGAACGAGAACGGGATGAAGTCGAGCGGCTTCGCGCGACGCACGGGAACGACGAGATCGCCGAATGGGATGAACGCGTTCTTCGTGATCTTCCCGTCGTCTCCGCGTTTCTCGCGATAGAGCTGCACTGTGTAGCGTCCGACGTTGTCGAGACGGAGCACGCGAAACTGTGGGAGATGCTCGACCTCGAACTCGTCAACGACGCCGTCAGTGATCTTCGCGCTCTCGTATTCCTCCTGAAGCACGAGCTGAGACAGCTTGTTGACGCCGCCGATGCGGATCGTCTTCCAATTGATGATCTGTTCCGCGCGATACTGCACCCAATAGGGACGCTTCGACGCGACAGCTTGCACGCTCTCTCCTTGCACGTCCGGAGGGAACTCGACAAGCGTGCCTGACCTGCCGACTGTGATGATCTCTCGCGCTTGCAGCAGCGCATACTGCGCGAGCGATAGGCCCGTCTGCGTGATGTCCTCGAAGTGACTCTCATACGCTTTCGAGACGCCCTTCACGGTCGGAGGATGCGCGAACATCACACCGACCAGTCCTCCGATTGTGCGATCGACAGCGGGATAAAAGAGCGCTCGTTTGAGGTAGCCGTCATACGCGGTCCCGAAGATCCCCATCTCGACGCCGATGTGTCCTTCGAGCATAGGCAGATACTCGACGCCGCGTGACTTCACGGCGTCCGTTCCGCCCGCAGCGTCCCGACAGCGCTGCCACTTCTTCGCGAAGGTATCGAACTCTCGATGCTTCGAGTCTACCGGCATGACGGCTCCCTCTGTCTGTCGTCGTTACCGCTTCGACTTGAACGCTGCGCGACGTGCGCCGCGCTCGTTGTGAGAGAGCACCTTCTGGCCGACTTCCGCTTCGTCGTCCGTGTCGATGCCCGACACGACATCAGCAGCAACGTAGCCGTCCGGAAAGGGATCGTCTCCCTCGATCGCCGCTGCGCGCGGATCGCTGCGACGCATCGTGATCGGACGCTTGACAGTCGTGATGTCGAACGCTTCCTTCGACGCGGATGCAGTCGCTTGCTTCTTCTTCGCCATGCTGACTCTCCTATCTATCGAGTGATGACCTGAACGAATGCGACCATCAGAAAGATCGTGATCGCTGAGAACGTGAGCACCCAAATGGCGTCACCGTTCCCGTGGAAGGCGTCCGAGAACAGCTCTTTGAGATGCATTACGACGGCATCCCAGCGTTCGCGCGCGACGGCGTGCCGCGTCCGTTCGTGATGACCGGAGCCTGATCGTTGTGATGCGTGACCGTGCGCGAGACTTCGCCCATCGTCTGCGGACTGGACTTCGCTGTCGCGGCTGGCGACTGCGCAGTCTGATCGACCAGTTGCTCGTTGAGACTGTCGATGCGCTCGACTCGACCTGTTGCTGCCATGACTCCTCCGGATGAAAAAGGATCGGAGCGGCCTTTCGGCACGATATGCTCGCCGGAAGGTAACCTCTCCCGCGCTCCGATGTCGCGAACCCTGTTGACTGTCCAGCGTCTCGCGATCTCAGTGCTTCGAGCCGCCCTTCGTCTTGCGCTTGCCCTTGTTGCCTTTCGCGCGCGGCTTGCCCTTCGAGCGACGCTTCAGCTTCGTCTGTCGCTCTTTCCGCTGCTCGGCCTGATCCTGCGCCGCTTTGCTCTCCGCGACGAGTTCCTGCCGACGCTTCTCCGCTGCTTGCGACTGCTGGAAGCTGTCCTCGACGTAGACCGACTTGGTGCCCGACACGTTGACGGTCGGCGCGTCGTGTCGCTCCATCTCGTGAGCAGGGATGACGCCGACGACTCCGGACAGAATGCCCTCGCCGACGTGCGGAAGCCCCTGCGCCTCCTTCAAGCTCGTCTCGCCCAGCGGACGCGCGCGCGGAGCGACGGGCTGGACGATTCCAGCGATGCCCGTGCTCAGTCCACCGTATAGGACCGCCCTGCGCTTGCTGTCCTCGGCTCCACGGACGCGATCGACAGCATCCGGGGGCACGTGTGCGGGCGCTCCGTCGATGCGTCCTGAGACGCTTGCAGAGCGCAGCGCGAGTTCCGTCTCGCCAGTCGGAGGATTGCCGTCGCGACGATTCGTGATCGTCGTCGTGCGAGGATCGACAGTCGTCGTGCGGCTGTTGATGCTCGTTTGCGGGACTTTGCCCCCGGTGACCAGCACGCGCGGAACGCCCATCTCGACGGGATCGCCCGCCGGCTCGTCTTTGGCCTTGCCGGTGCACTTC